CCAATCATCAAAGTGTTATTTTTCAAACTCTCGATGAAATCTTCAGCTCTTAATTCAGTCTCGACTAGGTTCCCTCCTGTTGTCGCGCCTGAGGTTACATAAGTAGCTCTTTTTTGTAGCGCTGCGTATGGAATTAGGAAACTTCTTTCGGATGTTTTCTTGACTCCTGAACGCTCAACCTCTTGTGAAAGTTCACGTACAAAACCAGCATCCCTAGATGTCCAGTCACCTGTTAAGGCGGCTCTCATTCCAGCGGTAATGGAGTAATTACCTTTATCTAAGTCCTCAGTCTCAACTTGTGAAACTGTTTCGATAGGCTTTGACTGAATCTTGTCTAAAGCGATCTTTCTTGTTTCTTCGATTGAAGTTCCCTCGGTAATAAGAGTTTCTTTTAACTCATCGCCTAGTTGATGCCTTTCGCATACAACGGAAATTTCTCTGATACGGTTGCGCTCATCAGAAGCCGCCTTTTTAGAGGCTTCCTCACGCACCACGCTTAAATCGGGTGTGCTAGTCATTTCAGTTTTTTCTGAAGGTTTACTTTGTGGCGCGTCAGATGACGCAACGGCGTTATTACGCTGTGTTTCCATATTACTAGATTCTTGCTGTGTAGACATAGTAACGTCTGTTTTTTCAACTTCTTTTGCTCTTCCTATTCCCGCGCCCTTAAAATCTGCGGGGATACTTACAACAGATACCTCGGCTGGAGTCCACCCGGTAGCCCTAAAATAACCGTCGCGATTTTCTTCTTCTTTTGTCTTTTCGATTGAATAACCTACAGATACATTCCTAAGTATTCCGTCATTAACCATTTCAAGTGTTTCTTTACCTAATGCGTTATTTGCAAACCTAACCTCAACCATTCCGCGTTTCTTTTTATCGTCAAGCCAACCCCTTTCTACTACACCAATAATTTGGTCAGGCTGATGATTTAGTAATAACGGGGCTGATGAATTTAGACGTTCAAAGTTAATTGAATCTTTACCGTGATCCAATATTTCATTCCCTAAAGCGCCACGGTTTACAGGCTCTTCCGAACTAAAAGGAAAACTTAACGTTCTCTTGTCTTCGCTAACTTCAAACTCTACTGATTCTGATCTGTGTTGAATTTGATTTTCTAAATCACGTTTCTTTTCCATTGGTGTCGGTATCATTGCTTTCTATATTAGTACCACTTTGCTGCTTAGGCGTATTGGACAGAATTGTGTCAAAAAATAACCCTAGTTGCTCGGCTTGTTCTACTTCATTTTTCCTAGCTGGTAATAGTTCTTCTATATCTCCACCCATTTCGCTGATCACTTGGGATTGAGTTTTTAACCCTGCTTTTATAGCCGTTACGCTTGCCGCTACCTCTTTTTGTGGGTCAACCCATGCCCAACCTCTAAACAACCAACGAACACGCCTATATTTATCAGGGTCTAAGTCGTACCCAGTTAGGTCTAGGTTGCCACTTAGCACCGCAAGATCTAACCATAAATCGAACAAAGGCTGTAAGAATCTTTCCTCTAAATACTTCTGAATCATCTTGTAATGATCCCTATCCTCTAACAGGCTTAAACGTGATGAGCTGTAATTCGTCTGACTAAAATCTTTACTAACTGATTCATAACTAACCCCACATCCACTAGCCAAAGATCTAAGAATTATTCGATTAAATGGTTCAAATTCGTTATTAGGTGCATCTAAATTAGGAATATCAACTCGCTCATTTTGATTAAGGTAAACAAATTTTCCGGGTTCCATATCTGTTACACGTTCATTTTCGTAAACGTCATCACCGACTAACCCATCATCAGAATTTGTAGAAATAAAACCCATTAACGCGCTACTAGCTCTTGACCTGATCAACTGACTATGTTGATAGCCATCTAATTGGTGCATTGCCTCCAAAGCAGGCGCAAGCATTGAAATTCCTCTTGTCTGGGAAGCGCGATCAGTAACAAACAGATGAATTATTTCATCCGCGTTAATCAACATATGTTGTTTTGTATTAACAGGAACAGGGAAAGGGGTATCACCGGGATGTTTCTTAAAGAACGCATAACGAACAGGTCTATTAAATCCGTCCCTTTCAATTCCTAAACGCCATGTATTGTTTTTACTTCTAGTGCCGGAATTATAATCATTATCCAATTGTTCTGGTTCTAATAATTCAAGCCCTAGAGGTATAGTCGAACGCCCAAAAGGTTTCTTAATTAACCGAACGAAAATTTCACCCGCTTCAAATAATTGTTTAGCAATAATTAGTTCTATATCCGCGAAACAATCACGCCCATTAGCTGAAACTGAATCATATCTCCCCCATTGTTTCCACTTCATTTCTATTGCATCATTAATCTTTTTATCTAACTTGCCGCCCCTTTGTTTCCTTGTCTGGGCTTGCATCCTTGTACCTTGCCCAACAACATTTAAAGCAAAACTTCTTTGACCTTGACGGCAATAAGGATTGTTTCGACAAGATTCCCTAGCCCTTGCCGTTAGCTTGCTAATACTTCCTTTAATCTCATTATCGGCGCTAGTTGTTGCCGCCATCCAACCGTAGTTATATCGGGTTGAATTTGCCCCTTGATAATTACGCCTTTTCTTTGGCATGGTCGTCACCTTTGCCTCTGGTTCAGATTTAAAAACACCTGAAATAGCTTGATCGAAAAATCCCATTGTTAAGCACCAAAGCGAACGTAAACTCTTTTACCGCTACCTAAACCCTGCTTTATTTTCTCCGCGTCGTTCTCTCTAAATATTTCTTGATTAATCCGATTTAATTCAATATGTAGTTTTTCAATATCAACCCTTTTGTATGTACGCCCACCAACTGAATATTCTTGTGCGCCATCACTAAATTTTCTTAACGCGGCTTTGATGTTATCTCTGTCAACTTCATTAGTTGTTCTGTTATCTAGCGCGGCGGGTGTGCCTGTATAAACAAGGGATTCTTTAACTTTAAATTCACCCGTTGCCAGTTGATAACTTTCTGACCCCTTACTAATAACCGCCGCCCAAATCCAATCGCCCTTGTCAAAGTTAGTCGTAACAGAGGAAGCAACGGTAAAACGCCAACCATTGTTATACGCACTACCTACAACTGTCGCGCCTTCAGAGGCCGTATTAGTTCTTAAGTAGTAAGTAAGTGTCCAATCAGCCGAGGTTGCATCTACATCAAAACCAACTGTTGCCGATCCGTCCTCCCAATTAACGGTCGTGCCTGCTGTTACTACAGGCGGGAAAGATGAAACCCAAGTCATAGGACATCACCAAGAATTAACATAATTACGCTTCGCATACGTATTAACTTTAGCGTCTTTTACCTTGTTTTTATCTGAATTATTGGATTTTAAAAGGCGATTAGCGAATTTATCCCACATTGAACGCCTGTTATGGGTCTGATAAAGTTTTAATACGCAAGAATAGGCATATATAAGTTCATCCCATGCCTCGTTACGTGCGCCGCTTTTTAATTGCCATACCCTTTCGTATATTCTTCCTGATTTATATTTTCTAACTTCTTTTTCTGCTGTTAATTCCTCAAAATATTGTTCCGTTATCGTTGGGTAAAAATGTAAATACCCGTCACCCGGCTCCGCATCCCTTAAGCGCCGATATAAATAAGACTTAACTTTATTAACACCAATACTATGTAAACGAATACTGTTTTTTAGAACTTTACCTTTAGATCCATATTCAACCTTGTTCGGTTTGCCTAGCATTACATCACCACGCAACCTATCAACACCCTTAATAGGCATAACCCCCATAGATACGCGATCCTTTGCCCATCTATAGACCTCTTCTGTAAAATGTCCTCCACTATCTATAGCAGCTCCAATAATTTTCAATTCATTACCATCTTCATTTATATAAGGTGTTGTTAATACCTCGTCTAATTGATCCCATACATCTTTACGCCCCGGATTTCCATATAAAACAATTCGATCTATTAAATAAAGTTGTTCAGGTCTGTCATAAGTAGCCGATTCAACAGGAGCGCCAGCGCCCCAAACTGACAAACTTAAACGATCATCTTGTGTATCAATTCCAGCTACTAACAACAAAACTTCTCTAGGAGGAACGCCGCGTTTATATGTTTCTTTAGATGCCCTTTCCATCAATTGACTTGCCCCAACTTTCCTTTCAAATTCATCAGTCCATAATTCACCCTCAATCGTATTTCTAAA